TTGGTTAATAATATTTCATAATCTTTAATATTTTGATTAATGGATGCTTGAGCTTGTGCAGTTGCTCTTGATATTAATAGATCATTTGCTTTTTCATACAGTTTATTACCAATAGTGTATTGGGATGCTTTAAATTTAACAGCTTGAGTTGGGCTAACTTTTTCTAATACAGTTGCATAACCTTCAATACGAGATTCTAATTCTTCAGCAAATGCATTAGGGTCTTCAATGGTTAATGCACCTGTCTTCATAGCTTGTAATGTTTGGCTTGAGAAGTTAAGCATTTCAGACTCTAAGTCTTGACGATACATCTCTCCTTGTACTTCTCTAGCTGCATCACCAAAAATAGTGCCACCTTCTGCAAATAAAGTAGAAGCGTCATCACCTCGATTTAAAGCAACAGCTATTTGTTCTCTAGAAGGTTTAGTTTTAATACCATACAACTGACCTTCAGTTTTAGCTTGACCTTTTAAGTTTTCATAAAAATAGCTTGATAATCGATCAAGGCGTTGTTCTAATTTTGTAGATTGTCTTAATGCAACATCACTTAAAGAAGAGCGTAAAGATGTATCAAAATCAGCTCTAGAAGAACGTTCGTATCTATCTTGTGCCATTATGCTTCTGGCCCTCCTAACCTAGAATATAAGTATGCGCCTTCACCAAGTTTGGCAGCTGCGTCAAGATATGAGCCTGATTTAGTATAATCAGCAGCAGCATAATCCATTCTGATTTGTGCTTCACCCGCAAGTATATTGTTTTTAATATTAAGTAAATCAATCTTATAATCAGCCCCATATTCTTTTGAGCTAACAATATCATTTAACAATGCCGATCCATCAAGTCCAGACACACCTCCAGCATAAGCACGTGCTAAATTTGCTGCCTGAATACGTTTGAGTTTTCTAAGTTTTTCTAAACCATCTAATTCAAAGTTAAGTCGTTTTTGTTCTAATTCAGCAAGCTTTTGATTAGCTTGTAACTTATATATATCAGATTCATAACGACCTTGACGTACTGTTTGATAAGAACTAAGCAGCTGTGATGCGCCAAAGGCAACATCCATTAAATTAACATCAGCTAATAATCCTCGACCAAAGTTAAGTGCAGAATTAAAAAAGCCTGAACTTGCCATACCGCCACCCGCAGTTGCTGCTGTCGTAAAAATAGATGGCATGACAACGGCAGATGAAACAGGCAAAGCAGCGGCAGTTCCAGCCCAAAAGGCTGTTGATCCAAAGGCTGTGGTGGCTGCTGGTGCGGCGGCTGCAAAACCCATAATTATGTTCCTTGATGTACGGACACTTTATATTCTAAACCTAGTAATGTAAGCTTGAGCGGAGCAGACTGTGTCACCGTAATCTGCCCATCTGCGCTATATCCTAGTATACCATGTAACGTCTTTGTTCCTGTAAACTCAGGCACAGGCGATCCTAATGCGCCAACACCTAAAGACCTGATAGGAACTAAATTATCATTAATTACAATATTCTGTGTTTCATGCAATAACGCATTTACCTCCACAATGCGTTTACGGAAACCAATACGTGTGCCTGATTGAATTTTTAATTCTAATGGTAATGTTTTAATTTGAACATCAATAGGTAATCCTACTTCAGATGAAGTTGTCGGCGGATTTACAAATGTCACAGCACTATCTGCGGTTTGATCTAACTCTACATAACCATCAGAAATGACATTGACAGTTTGTCCATCAATATGTGATGCGTCCAAACTGGTTGCTGTTGTACCAATCACAGCAGAATCTGTGAGTCTATCATCTTCAAAGACTTCTAAATAATATTTATTTGTGCCATTATCATTACGTTTGACCACAGTATAAATGTCTGTAATATCTACACCTATATCAATAAACTCACCCGCCGTAACAAATTCGCTTGGAGCAATAACATTTTGTGCGCGTAATAATGAAAATGTTGCGATTGTGCCATCCGTTTTATTGACAATAAGTAATAGATCATTTTCATCTGTAGCTACAGCTCTCCTAATATCCATACGATTCGGTTCTTTTAATAAATGGCCTGAGAGCAAAGATATTTTAGATGTAACATAAGTTAATTGTGTATCAGAATAAGCAATCTCAGATAATGCTTTACCCTGTCTTTGTACAAATAATATGCCAGATTCTAATTGTTTGACACGCACACCTTCTTTACAGCCATTACGTGATGTTGATGATAAGAAAAAGTCTGTTGGTGTAATGGGTGTTAATCCTTCTTGCGGAACATAGAACTCACCGCCCGTAGTAAATACTTGCAAATCACGACCGCTAATAATATCAACGATAGCATTAAAAGTATTAGTATCAAGGGTAGCTTCAACAGCATCATCATCTAGTCCTTCCACGGCTTCAAAATCAAAATATAATCCAACTTTAGAACCCCATATGGTTGACGGTCTTGATTTAGAACCACCAAAAAATAAACGTCCTTGATGGAATGTAACAGAACGAGGCCATCCGCGCGATGCAGACCATACATCTTCGTATCCTGTTTCTAATTCCCAATTACCACTTGCTATTGCAGATGTACTAAAAAATGGAAACTCTGTCACAACATTGACTACAGTACTACTTACATACTGTACAATTTTAGCTCGACCTTGTGGAGTTGCATTAATATATTGACCAACATGTCCTGAATTAAATACGCCAGCAGACGCAGTAATAGTAACTTTGCCAGAAACATCGCTAGGTGTAATCGAAGCAGCTGGATTACTTGTAGACAATGAAAATGCATAATTAGGAACAGAATCAAAAGTAATGTTAGAAATTGTCCATGAACTATCTGATGCGCCACGTACAATTTGTATAGGTCTTTGATCTTCATGCACAATAATAAGTGTGTCTGCTGATTGAGTCCACACTAAATGATCCATATGTGAGCCAGTTAGATTAAATCCAGATGTATTTAAATAATCTAATCCTGAACCATTAATGTTGGTAATAAGAACTTTATCTTTATAGACATACATTCTGTTAGTTGTAAAACATAACATGTAGCTGTCATCAACAGAAAATTCAAAGGGAACGAGACGTACACCGTTAGCTGGCGTGCCTCCTAATTCATTAATAAAACGTGTACCGGGTCTGCGTCTAACGCCACCTTGAGGTTGACAGACAACATTTTTGGCACGTTCTAATGCATTAGCATATGAATTAATGTCAACGCGTGAACGAACAAGAGGATCAAGTTCACCCGAAGTAAAGTTAGTTTGTATATTAACAAACCTAGCCATTAATACCTCACATCAATAAGTGAAAAGTCTTGTATTGCGTTTGTAGGTTGTCCTTGTCCATCAATTGACATAGCTGTTCTCATATAGCCACCACGACCATTTTCACCGGGTGTACCTTCTGCAACAATTTGCCAATAGTTAGATTTTTCATTTTGATCTGTAATAGGCATTGCTAAATGCCATGCCATTTGATAACGAAGTAACTGCACAAAGAAATGTGGTAAAGCATATTCAGGCGCATTGTATTGATAGTCAATATATACTTTCTCATAATTAGTTAATATTTTATCGCCTTGTATTTTGTAGTCACGTCTAGGTTGTGCATAAGTTGAACTTGTATCATAGACCGCTCTTGGTCTTGCAATCATGTCTGATGGCATTTGATATTCGTATTTATATTCGTTAGTAGGTGTTGTAATAAGCCTTGAGAGTTGTACTTTTTTAAATGAGAATGACCATGGATAACTTGCCATGGTTTTAATTTTTACATCTGGATATAAACGATCACATATATTAGCCTCATCTGTTCCTTCTGTAAAAGACGAGATTGGATTTGCACCTAATAATAAGAGTGCATCAGAACATATTTTAATATCAGTATCACCAGTTGCCATTCATTATCTCCAAATGTGCAAATAGACGGGAGCATACACCCCCGTCACATTGCATTTTACTATTTAGTCAGCGTCAGCGACTGATAGTGCTGTACCATCAGATACGTCAACAACGCCACTTGCATTAGAAAGCACAGTAACTAATGTCGATGTAGGAACAGAAGCGTCCCATACATGAATTAAGTCACCTACTTTTAATACAGTAGAAGCGCCATTAAAATAACCTGAGGTATTAATGTCAGCAATA